ATCATCATCATTATCAGTTTCAGTATCAGGTGTTACAGGTAGATTATTAGGACGGGCAATAAGCTCTTTATCATTGTCTGTGCCTACATATACAAATTCTTCAGCATTCTTTTTAAAGAACTCAAGTGCTTCTTCATCAGTTGCAAATACCTGCAATTCAGAAGGGTCACGGCCTGTGTCTTCAAATAGCTCCTCTATAGTTTTAGGATTAAGTATTGCATTTAGAGCATCTTGACCGCCATACGAGTTCCAAGCAGCCCTGTTGCTACCCAGATCAATACCTTGTGCAGCATTTCGTGTAGCTTCTTCTAGTGCTTCTTTGTATTGGTCTGAGTTTCTTAACATGTTCCATTGATCGTCTATATTACGAGTTATTTCCCCGTCCATAGTCTCAATTATACGTATTTCTTTAGCCAATGTAGGATCAAGGTTAGCCAAGGTATTAAATATTATAGTCTTTTTAAGGTCTTTCCATGAGGCTCTTTCAGCACTGGTTGACTCACTACCCCTAAGAGCAGACCTGTCAAACACAGCAGAACCATCAGTGCCAAGCATAGAAGGTGAAGCAGCAGCCATACGTCTTAGATCGTTAATGCTCTGATCACCTATACCCTCAGTTGGGTCATCCAAGAAGTCAGCGTATTCTTCATCCTCATAATCGCCACTGAGATTGGCTTTAATTTTATCAAAGAAGCTTCTTTCTTCTGCCTCTTGTATTACAGGGGCTGTTGCACCTGCTTTATTTGTACCAAAGACTTTAGATACAGCATCACCATAATTATCACTGGTAAGAGTGAAGTCATCTGCAGCCTTCCATACCTTATTCATAAGTTCAGCGTCTATTGTTGTATCGTTCTTACTCTCATACTCATTTACATATTTCTGCAATTGCAGTACAGCCTCTACGCCATGCCTTTGCATAAGCTGCAGTACGTCTGGTTGGGCTAGTCCTCTGGACTCTAACTGTTTTAAAGCGGCTGTTACGGATTCCTCTTGTTGTTTATTTTCATTAAGAACTTTATTACCGTAAGTGTTTATCCAATCGCGCTGCCTACGCTTATTCTCGCGTAGTTCTTTTTTAAACTCATCTTTGTTCTTTGTGAATTGCTCTGCTGCCCCTGCAACAAAGCTCAATACGTTTGCATTAATAGCCATGTCTTATGCCCCCCTACTCATTAAGCCCATACCCATTTCATTAGGCGGCTCCTGTGGTGCTTGCTCTTGTGGCGATTGATCCATAGCCATCATATCATCACCTTCCATAGGAACGTCTTGCTCTCGCATATCTTCAAACTCTTCTGTCTGTGGGCTAGTCATAGCTTCCATAGTCTGTGAGATTTCTGTCTTACTTTCAGGCTTACTACTTTTTAGTTTAGCAATAACTTTAGCTTGAAGCATATCTTTAGCTTGTTGCTCTTTCTCTGCATCCTCTGGGAAATGTTCAACGTATTCAATACCAGCCATTTGAGCAATAGATACAACTTCTTTATGAATAGCAGGGGCAATAATAAGTCCTACATCAACGCTATGAATGCCGTTACCTATAGCCATAGTTAAGGTAGTGTTAGTAACTACCTCTGCAGGTATGCCTAACTCCATTAAAAACAATGCGCTTTCCATATACTTAGGGCCAGCCATCTTTTTAAGATGCATACTAAGTGCTTCTGTAGGATCAGCAGTCTCAGGAGGACGCTCCCAAGGATAGTTGCCGGGTTTATCCGCAAATGATTGACCGGGAATTGGACCGTTTAATGCTGTACTCATTTTTATTGTTGCCTTTTTCTATTTACGACTTTGTATCTCAGCTATAAGAGCATCTAGCTCTTTATCTGATACGGCTTTTTTACTCTTAAAGCCTTCCCAAGTTGCCCTCATTTTAGAGCGTTTTCCTGCTTGTGTCTTAAGGTTCTTTATTATTCTGTTAGCGTGGTTGTAGAAAATCTTAGATTGCATTGCAGCATCAAACTTGGCATTAAGATCGTAGCCGTTTTTATCTACTTCATCTTGTAAAGTAGACCCTACATATTGAAACTTACCTACAGGTGTAGAAAGTTTACCACTTGGATTGTTAGCTTTTACAAAGGATGCATAGGAACCTGCACCTCGTTTCTTTTGAAATGCTAATACTTCTCCAATAGTCATTTCGGTAGGTACAATACCCTTAAAGGTTTCTTTTTGTGATTGGTCATACAAACTGTCATAGCCGCCACTGCCTGACTCTTTAGCAGTCATTAGCTTTTCAGCTACAGGACCAAGACTACCCCGTTGTCTTTTTTCATCTTGAGTAAGGTAGGTAGCTGTACCCAAAGTACCCTCTGCAGAAGGTGAGTACTTTTGTGTTTCTTTTTCAGTCTCTTTCATAACAGAGAACAAAATATCATTTATACTAGACCTCTGTTGCGACTGTTGTTTAGCCTCACGCTCTGCTTTTAATTTATCCTGTAGATTTAAAGCTCCCTGAGAAGCCCCATACAAGTTTTGCCCTGCTTTACTTAAAGCAAAGTTATTATTCTGTTTAGCTCCTAAGCCTCTACCCTTACCTTCCTCACCAACAGAAGCTTGTATTTCTTCTGCAGCTACAGGAGGCCCAGCTTCCATTGTTTCTTCAAAGCGTTCTTTTGCGTCTTTATTAAAAAGTCCCATTATCTACCCCCAATTCATCCCTAATACGGCTGCACCAATCTGGCCCCACTTAGAACCCTCTGCAGCAACAGCAGCAGCTTGAACACTAGCTGCATTTGTAGCGGCTGTATTATTTGCAGAAGAAGTAGCCAATATGTTTTGTATAATAACATCGTTAATTCTTTTTAAAGAGCTTTCATTAGCTTGCCAAGTATAGCTCAACAAGTCTCGCTCCCTTTGCCATACTTGGTCTAGCGTACTGGCAGTAAACGCATTCATAGTTTTGGCGTCCTGCATGTTAGCCTCGTTTTGTGCGGCTGTGTTAGTTGTGGTTGTAGCTTGACGCCACTGTGCATTAGCCTGTGCTATAATCAAAGCATTCTTAGTGTTAAACTCTTCTCTGGCGTTGTTCTGCTCTTCATTAAACCTAGCAATAGAGTTTACTTCACCTACGTTAAACTGCTCTAAAGCATTACTTTGTGCAGCGTTAAACTGAGAAGTACGGGACTCTAAGTCAGCCATGAATTGATTTGTTTGATTAACACTAGAAGCGTTAAACTGTTTAGCTGCATTGTCTGCTGCAGCGTCACTAAGTATTGCTTGCTGTACTGAGTTAGCCTTAAAGATTTCTACCTGTTGAGCATTATTTAGATTAGATAAATCCATCTGCAGGAAGCTCTTAGCGTTCTCTACTCTGGCTTGCTGTTGGTTACTCAAGTTAGCCATGTCCATGTTAGCCATAGCTGCAGCGTTAGCCATGATCTTAGCATTACGTGCAGATAAGTTAGTCAGGTCTACTGTCTGAGCCATACGTGCATTCTCTAATGCAATCTGTTGTTCTGCAGTAAAGTTAACATTAGCTATGTCACTAATCTTAGCTGCATTCTCTACACGTGATTGGAACTCCTGATTGAAGTCTAACTTAAGAAAGTCAGCACGTTGTTGTGCCGCAAACAAGGCAGTCTGTTGACGGTTACTTAAGTTAGCAGCCTCAAATGCAGCTACCGTTTGTGCGTCTTGTTGAGCAATAGGTAAGGCTGATTCCATTGCAGCTTGTACAATAGCTTGTCCTGCCATGCTACTAGAGCCTAGCCCACGTGCAGCCATTGCTGCTGTAGCTGCTCTCATGGCTCCTGCAGCCCATGCAGGTGTAGCACCATCGTCAAAGTCATCCATCAAGTCATCTAGTTGACCTTTGACGGTAGCTTGCTTAGATGGATCAGCTTGTGCAGCTTCAAACTCAGTAGCTTCCTTGACTGCAGCCATGTTAACAGCAGAGCCATCAAGTAGCTCTCCTGTCTCAACTTTACGTGCATCAGGCTTAACTACCTGTGTAGCATTAGCTATCTGATCTACGTCAAGGTCTGTACCTGCCACTGTGGTAGGGTCTTTAGTGGCAGCGTCTACTGTAGTTGATACAGTGCCTTGTGCTGCATCTACGTCACCTAGTGCAGTATCTACTGCGCCTTTAGTTGCTGTAGCTTGTACAGATGCAGGGGTCATAGCGTCAGGGGTTACAGCCTGTTGTCCTGTACCTGTTATCGTAGGTGTAGCCCCGCCTGTAGCACCTGCGTCACCAAGGCTGGGATCAATGGTAGTTCCTACAGTGTTAGGGTTTATTGTGGATACAGGGGTTTGTGTTGCTAGTTGTTCAGGAGACTTAACTGCAGTACTTACAAGGTTCTGCTGTCCCTCAGTCATAGCTGCAGCACCAGCTTCTTGTTGCTCTTTAGTCTTCTCTTCTATAGCTTTAATCGTAGCAGGATCGCTCTGATCCATAGCGTACAGATCAGCAAGCTCTTGGTTGAGTTTGTCTAGCTTGTCTTGCATTGGTGTCATATTGGAACCGCCTACGGGGTTAGGTGAATAAGGTAGCATTGTTTCTGTTTCAGGTGGACGCATTATAGGAGAATTAGAAGGAGCAAAAGGAGAAGCTTGTGATTGTTTTGCAGCAGCCTCTAGTTGAGCTTTTCTAGCGTCCATAGCCTTAAACACACCAGCGGGATCACCCATTGCAGCCCTTGGAGCATTTAATTCTTCTAAAGACATATTGCCTACAGTGCGTTGTACGGCCTGTGCCTCAGTTTCACCGGGCTGTAGTATAGGTCTAAAAGCTGCCATTTTAATTCTCTTTCTTTCTCTTATTCAAAACCATCTTTCAGGCCATCTAGTATATCTTGAACTGATACTCTCTTCTTAGCATTAGGTGTGTATCTACACATATACGTCTTAGGGCATTCACTAAACTTAAACATAGGGTAGTGGTAGCCTATTGTACCATTAGGTCCACGGTAAATGCAAACCATTTCTCCCTGTATTTTAACTCTTTTTGCTAAGTGACACTGTACAAACTCAGGGTTACTTAACAGCCCTGCTAACACAAGGGGTAACACAACAAGATTAATCATTAACCAATTCCTAGTGATATCAGATATATGCCCCCACCTAATACACCAATTATTAGTAATGATAGGCCACCTATAGCTGCGTTGTTTGCCATCTGTCTTTTAGCTTCCATCGCCGCATACACAGTATCTTCACGTTCCTTACGTATCTGCCTACGCATACCTAACATTTCATCGTATGTGCCAAGACCAAACCTGTAGTCTAACATAAACTTTATTTCTTTTTCTTTCTCAAGCAATGTTTTCTTACGAACAATAATGTCCATTGCTTCTTGTTCTATGTTGTCAGTACCGTGTGTCTGCTTGTCTAACCATGTAGGGTTTTTACGTTGGG